AACTACCGCAAAATCAGGTATTGGTTTTACTATTCATAACTTATATCTCGATGAGTTCGCACACATTCATCCAACTATAGTTGATTCATTCTATGAAAATGTATATCCTACATTATCAGCTTCTAAGGTATCTAGAATTAATATTACTTCAACACCGAATGGATTTAATAAATTCTATGAAATTTATGCAGGTGCTGAAAAAGGAGAAAATGAATATACACCAACGAGAGTTGATTGGTGGCAGCATCCAGATAGAGATGATGCATGGTATGAAAGAGAACTTGGAAACTTAGGTTCTGAAGAAGCCTTTAATAGACAATATGGAAATGAATTCGTAAGTTCTTCTAATCTATTATTAAGCCCAATGGTTATGAAAACCATGAGAAAGAATTCACATGAATTTATATGGCATGATTTAGAAGATTTTGAAAATATACAAATAGATACAAAGGGAGTTCTAGGATTTCATAAAGACTTCGATCCTGAAGGAGCAAAAGAATCTAATAGATTTTATTTGTTTTCAGTAGACATCGCAGAAGGCAACGGAGGTGATTACTCCGTAATTAATGTTTTCGAAGTAGAACCAATGGAAGATAAGGACATTATTGATGCAGTGACACCCGGTGCAATGTATGACTTTTTTAGATTGAATCAAGTGGCAGTCTTTAGATCTAATGAACACGTTATAGAAGATTTTGCAAAGGTTCTATATACATTGGCTGTCGAGATATTTAATCCTGAAAATGTTAAGATGATTATAGAATTCAATACATACGGTTCTATCTTATTAAAATATTTACAAACAGTTTATCCTTCAAGAAATGAATTTGAAGACGAAATGGTATTAAGGTTTAAACATAGACATGATTCAAGAGCCCTAAAACCAGGTATAAAATTAAAGGCAGATAACAAATCAGTGTTCTGTCAAAATTTTAAAAAGTTAATTGAAAATAATAGAATAAAAATAAATGACACGGAAACTGTAAATGAAGCAAGTCTTTTCGGTAGTCTTAAGAATGGAAGCTACGGTGCTCAAATGGGAAATGATGATATCATTATGACCGGAATCACTGCCACTGAGTTTTTTAACACCACAGATTACGCAGATTATATTGAAGAATTGCTAGATTTTATAGATCCTGAAAAGTATAAATTAATGGAAACTACACTATATCAGCAGAATGATTCAGCTGGAGATATGCAGTATGACATTTATGATCTTATATAGACTAAACTCCAAATTTACACGGATATATAGATTAAATAAAAAAACAAAATTAAATAACTATGGCACTAAGTCCTCAATTATTACAATTCAAGAGTTCAGGCGTTTACAGATTAGAATTTGACAAATCTCAAACTGCTAATATTGACGTTTCTACTCTTAGGCTGGTTGTTGGTCACTCAAGAAAAGGACCTTATAATACACCAGTATTAATCGAAAACATCGAAGCATTCATTCAGGTATATGGAAATATCGATAAGGCGTTAGAGAAAAAAGGAATGTTCTTTCATAGATCAGCTCAGGCTGCTCTTTCAAGAGGACCTATCCTAGCTCTTAACCTTGCCGGTTTCAAAGACGATGAAGATTTTGCTTCGTCTATACAAATTTCTACAAACGGAAGTTATGATGTAACTGTCGCTGGAGAAGAATTAACACCGTTAATTCCTGCAGTTCCTGCAATTCCTGCAGTTCCTGCAGTTACTGCAACTCAGCAACAAGTTGATGAAGAAGCTGCTACACCAGGTACATGGACTGATGTTGATGGAAACCCAGTTACTTCAACTGCTCAAATTATGGTAGCTGAAATTCCAGAAGTACCAGAAGTACCAGAAGTACCTGCTACATACGGACCAGATGTATTCCCTGATTTAGCACACCAAGCTAGTGATTCACATCCTTATTCAAGTTTCTTTGACACTGATAAGTTTATGATTCCTTCAGATGAGAAAGTATTAAATACATTAGGAGAAGATCCTAATCAAATTTTAAATTTCGTTAACATTAAACAAACTCCGATCACGGTTTTTACAAGAAAAGCTCAATCAACTCCAGGATTTAATATCACTGCAAGAGAATGGTACGGAGAGGGTAATGTTCCAGAATATTTAAATGATAAAGATTTATTATCAGATTACATGATCGATGTATTCGTATTTAAAGGTAAATTTAATCCAGCAGACATGGATGTTGATCCAGTTTATGGAGAATATTTTACAGATAAAGGTTTAAGAAAAGGTTACTTAGATACATTTGCAAACTTAAGACAAGTTGAAATGATAGGATCTTATACAGGTTCAATGCTTCCAGGTTTTAAAGACTTAGAAGGAAGAAACATGTATGTTGAAACAATGATTAACGCCGAAGCAAGAAGAACAGGTTTATTCTGTGCAATTGCCGAAGATAAAGTACAAAATATATCATCAGATGATTGGAGTGGAACTCCAGATGGAGAAACTCCTATTGATTTAGTTGGTCACTCTTTTGACGAAAATACTAACGATCAATTAGTTCTATCTTATGATGTTCAACAAAGAACAATTACCGTAAGTATGCCTGCAGAAATTACCTATAGCGCAAACGGTACTGAAGCTATATTCACGGTTGATTCATCAATCGCAGCAGGTCATACATTCTCTTTTGAGAAAGGACACTACTTCAGAAACGCTGCAAACGATAGACTAGCTCTTATTTCACAAGTTTCATATAAAATGAATGGAGATGGAGACAAAGTATATACTGTTAAATTAACAGAAGCTGCCCCAGCTACTTTTAATGGAGAATATGTTTTATCTTTAGAAGAAGCAGCAGATGAATATGTTCCATTTGTATTAAACGGAGCTGTAATCACGGATGAAAAGATTTCTTCATGTTTAGCCGCTATCGCATTAGGAACAGGTTTAGCAACTGGTTTAGTAGATAAAGATGCAATCGACTTTAGATATATTGTCGATACATTTGGTTCTTTTGATGGTCAATTAAGAAATAAAATCGAATTATCTCAATTAGCTAAAGAAAGACAAAATGCTGCAGCTATATTAAATGCACCAATGATTAAAGACTTTAAAGGTTCAACTGATCCTGCATTTATTAATGAGTTTAATGGTTCATTCCAAACATCATACATTCCAGAAGGAGGTAACTTAGCTTTAAATCCAACATCACTATATACATTACCAAGTATCGCAGATGGTGCAAATTATGCATTCTACTACGGACCTGGTCTTATTGTAAGAGAAAATGGAAAAGACACAATGGTTCCACCAGCTGCGTATGTATCTAATAACTATATTGATAAATACACAGATGCTTTACCATGGTCAATCGTTGCTGGTCCAAGAAGAGGAGTTGTTGCTGGAACTAACGTTGCAGGAGCAGAATATTCTTTTGACAAAGCAGATAGAGACATTCTAGAGCCATTCGGATATAACCCGATTGTATTCCAAAGAGGAGTTGGTTTAACTATCTTAGGAAATAAAACTGCACAGCAGTCTATTAAATCATCACTATCTTCAGCTCACGTTAGAGAAGTGTTAATTTACATTCAAGATGCAATGGCAGATATACTTAAAGATTACGTATTCGAATTTAACAATGCACAAACTAGATTAGAAATCAAAACTTTAGCAGATTCATTAATGGAATCAGTTAGACAAGATGGTGGTGTATACGATTTCAAAAACGTAATGGATCAATCAAATAACACAGGTGAGGTAATTGACAACAACATCGGTATCATAGATACATTTGTTGAGCCAGTTAAAGGTTTAGAAATAGTTGTACACAGAACGACGATTTTAAATACTGGTGAAATTTCAACAGGAAACTTTAGTTAAAAAGATATATAATAAAAAATAAAACAATAAAGACTTATGGCTTTACCACACTATTCACAAGATCAAACTAGTAAGGCGGGTAGACAATTCGAACCAGTACAAGGAAACTTATTTGAGGTAACTATTTTACCTCCTGCTGGAGTTGCTGACGCACCGCTATTACTTCAACATGTTAACTCTGTTAGCGGGTTGGAATTATATAAAGCACCTGGAGAGGTAGCACAGAAATACAAATTCTCTTCACGTTCATACGCTGGAATGCCAGATGATACTACACTTACGGTGGGTATTAACTTTTCGTTAAATTTAAACGAGGCAAACCAAGCTTATTTATATAAAACAATGAGACAATGGTATAACTTAGCTTACGATCCACAGACTGGTGTAATGGGCTTAAAGAAAGACTATACTGGAACAATCGTAATCGTACAATTCAATAGAGCTGGTGATATTTACAGAACTATAACATTAGAAGATTGCTGGATTAATTCTGGACTTCCATTCACTAACGATTTAAGTTATGAATCTCCAGAAGCAGCTGCTTTAGAAGTAACATGGAAATGTGATACTTTTAAAGAAGTATTAGCTTAATTTATTAAGAGTAGGACGGCTTTAATTAGTCC